GGTTTCAATTCATAGCGCATTATTGATTCACCTGATTTACAGAGAGTAACATGGACGGAATGGCCGGACGCGCATAGGGGCTTGTTTGCGCGGCACTTGCTACAAAGGAAACACTTGTACTGTCGGCTGCCCAGACAATTTCGAAATAATCCCCAGCACCCATTTGAATTTCAAAATTCCAAGCGGGCACCAGTACATCCGAATTACTCTTGATTGTCATTTCGGTAGCAGAGTTTGCTACATCTACCCCGTTTTTCCGGAACCAGATAAACACACTGACCGAACTGGAATTGGTACTTCGCAACTGCCCTGAAAACTGAAAGTTATACCAGCCGGGATTAGCCGCAACAATCCTTGAAGTCGGTGTACCACGACTAAATCCACTACCAACATCAGTCGCATTGAAGGTAACTGTCTGCGGAGTGTTTGCCGCACCGATTGACTGCGTTGTCGAATCCGAAAACACGCCGTAGAATAAGCGAGGCTGCGGAGTTACCCGTACCAGAAGTATTCCGTCTGTGGCCGAGACGGTCATTACAACGGCCACGGCAACGATTATATTCGGGGGTAATGGTTTGGTATTGGTGAACCCGCCCGCGTTCGTTGGTGACGCATACAATACGGTTCCCGCACCCCACGTTTCGCCATATAATGCCCCCGTGGTATTCACCCCCCGAACATATCCGAATTTTGTTACAATCCCCCTGGCGTTATTCAGAAACTCCATCGTAGTCACGCCCATCGCATACTCAGGTGACATCGAACCATCGGCAATGAAAGGCTGGATAGTCGGGTCGCCGCTGGATACGCCGGAGAAACCTACAAGTCTACCATTGGCGATTGTGCTGCCGGTAGTGTTTCGACAGGGCGGGTAGTACTCCTCCATCCCAAGCGACAAATTGACATCATCAAAACCCATACCGAGGTTAAGTGTACCCTGGGTTATGTCGGCTTTTAATCTGTACTGAGCGTCAGCCCCTACGAGAGAGGTAGCGAAATCAATATTGTTGATATTCGGGCTGATTAGAGTAGGTTCAGTCTGCTTGACAATCGGGCCAGTGCCGGTGAAGGTGGCAGTAAAGGCGACGAGGGTCGCGTGCTCTGCTGCTGTGAAATGGTAGTACTCCCCTGTCGCACCGCCTTGCTTCCCGAGTGTCGCATTATGTTGGACGGTACTTGCGCCGCCGGAGTTTTCGGTAATATACTGTGCGATGTCCAAAAACCATTTCAGCCAGATCGGATTGAACTGGCTGCGGCGGGATACCTGATCGACAACAACTGGGTCGGCGTAGGTAGGGGGTGGGGTAAAAGCGGCCATTACAGCGTTCCCAACTCGATTTGCATTTCAAGTGCCTGGATGCGAAACGGGGTGTTGCAGCGATGCCGTAGATGGTGGGCACGCCGCCGGAAGCTGCCACACTGAGTAATTCGTGGGCGATGGGTGCTCATATCCACGTTGCGGAAATTCGACCAAGTTTGGTAGTCATCATCGGACTTGCGGATTTGAACTATACTACCATTCGTCTGATCTCCGATAAAGTCGATGCTGAGCATATATTTCTTCAGCCGTGTGCCGCCATCATAATTCGGAGTGTACAGGTCCACAGAAAACAGCTCGCCATTATCCGTGTACATCATGTCTTCGAAGTTGTAAATAATCCCATCATTCGAGTGTTGAACAAGCGGGTGCTGGCTGGGGGAGAATGTGGACGAAATCAGGCGCAGATAATTTCCACTCGTATCTGTCCACTCGTACCATCGTTGCAAGTTGACATCGTACACTAGAGTCTTGTTGACTGAAGGTACTGTGAGCCCGTACCACTTGTGGCCGGACATCTTGGCTGTCCAGGATTTAACCCCTGCAAAATCTGCGTCTTCGAGCAAGCGGTCTACGGGAGCGGTTGAAATCTGAATTGCTTTGAGCCCTGTCATAGCCATGACGCTGACAGAGCCGCTTCGAGCCTGGGCTACCCAAAATAGTGTACCTTCCATTTCTTGCAAGGTGCCCGCACTACGACAGCCCACGCTAACTTTTGCACCTTGGACAGATGCGAGCGGAGAGCCAGTCGCATTGCCAGCATCATAGAAGACTTCGACACTCCACTCTTTAAAGGCAACGACGTAGACAAGTTGCTTCGCCAGAGCCACACCGCCGTCCGGTTCAATCTGGGCTTTGATCAGATTTGTCGGATCCCAAGTCTGGGGGTCGTTGATAGCCGAGCCGTAGATATTAGCTTTAATATCCATGACATAAGTTGTGCCATCCAGGTAGGCTGAGCCCTTCACAGCTGCGGAAGGGAAATCGGTGTCGGTCACCTGTACCAAGCCGTTTGTAGTGTCGTAAGTATACGCCTTGACACCATTGTTCATAAACAACTTGGGAGTGCCGCCAAGACACGAGCTGAAAGAATACACACCATTAGTCGTATCTACAGTGCCAGATACCGCCACATTATCCTTAAAGAGCTTATCCCCCCAGATTGCGTAAACCGCACCTTCCCAGTAGAATATACCCAAACCGGCAGCCGGTGTGCCACTGTTGGAATAGACTTCCAAGCCAGGACGCTTGAACACCATAACAGACTCTTCGGAGATTTTCTCCAGAAACCCATTGACAAGGCGGGCATCGCGGTTGGTAGTCTCATCGCGGTTCTCTGGCCCAATTACCAGAGGCAGGCGAACAGGCTGACGGTCGGGCATATTGGTTACTCCGAGATAGCTTCTAAACGGGCTACACGAACTTCGAGGTGGGTAATGCGGCCATGCAATTCATCCTTGATATCTTGCATAGCTACCGACATGGTTTCAAGTTTGTCGTAAAGCTTGCTACCAAGCCAGCCGATAATGCAGGTTAAGATTGCGAAGAGTGCGGCAACAAGTGAAAGAGCAATGTTGAAAAAAGCTAGAGTGTCCATGACATTACCTGAAAGAACTGGTTGCGTAAAGACCGCGCTGATCGGGGGCGAAGCTTGTCGAAGCATCTTCGACATCCCAGTCTTCGAGCATATGCCGATAGTACAAGGCTTTGCTTTCACAGCGTTGCATAATAGGTGAAGGCTGCCCCGTGGCTAACTCGTCTGCAAGCCCCCAGCGCAAGGCCATAGCCCACTCAATCGGAAAGCCGTCGCTATCGGTCAGACTAACCATGTTGGAAGCTTGGGTTTCCGTAATAACGTGGGCGGTGCCAGTGGCTGCTTGTACATCGGGCACAAGCCAGAAATGTACAATCAACTCTGCGGCTTGCTTGTCCACGAAATACGAGTTAAGCTGGCCAGTTTGAGTAACCTGCGACAGGCGGGTATACTCTTCACGGGAGAGGCAGACAAGCGGGCGTCGGATACTATTTTGGTCAAGGTTGTAAGCTTGAATAATCCGCAAAGGCTTAGTCATCGCAACACTGCCGGTGGGCGACATTGTGTACGTACCTTGCCCGACAACCAGCGGAATAGCAACATCTTGAATAAGAAACAGCTTCAACCCTTGCGTCTGCCACAGATTGACCATATCGTTAAGGCGAGAAAGCCCGTCGGCATACTGCTCGCCGTTAGGCTCGTCCCCGTCTTGAACGAGCCCCGCATCCTTATAGGCTAAACGGATTAACCGCTGAGCTGTGTGGAATGTCGGGGCGGCGGTCATAGTTCTGGCCCTTGCTTAATCAGGTCTAACAGGATGGTGAACGTCTGGGTGCCTGAAGAGTATCCGGTTGTTTTAACCAGAATATCACCAGTCTTGCCCGCACCTGCATTATTATTGATACCGCCAGAACGCTGTTGCAGAATTTCTCCACGACCGGCGAGAGCTGTCAGTACCACGTCCGTAGTCGCATCCCACAAAAGTTGCACACCGATTCCGTCTGAAATCGAGTATTCAATCTTGTCCACGCGCACCTGAGTCGGAGTCGGCAGTGTGCCACCACAGTTCAGCGCACTAACGTCAACAGCAATGGTAGAGGCCAGATCACTAGTATCCAGAATACCAACCAGCTTGACATTGACATTACGTGCGCCTTCCTGGATGACTTCCGTAGTAAATACGTTAGCCATGACTTACCCCTTATCGAGCGAGTTCGTCAGATACTACGGCGAAATCTACAGTCAGGGTCTTGGCAGCAGCCGCACCGGTCACGACTTGCAAGACGGGTGTTAGAACCACAGTCGGCAGAGTTGGGGTCACGCGGGTCTTAAGAACGCCGTCCACAAACACTTGTAGTTCCGAACCGTTGTAGTACCAACCAAGCTCCATATAGGAGGTATTCGCGGTCTTGACACCAGCGGCAATGGTAGTTTGAACCGTGGCAACTTCGGCCACCAAATTAACAGTGGTCGAACCGGACGCCTTGGAAAAATACAGACCGTTATCGGGGGCGGCAGCGTCAGCCAAACCCACCAGCATCGAGGAGGCAGAGGCATCACCAAGCTTCACACGGAAACAACCCCAGGCTTTCTGACCAGAAACAAACTTAAAGGCTTTACCGGCCAAAGTCAGAAGGGCAGAATCGGCGCTTGTAGTCGTCGTGGTTAGGACAACCGCACCGCCTTGGTCAGAACCGAGGGCAGCGGTCGGAGTACCGACACCGGTCAAACCCCAGCTTGAGGACAAAACATGAAAGTCATCGGAAAAAACCTGAACAGCCAAACCTGCGGCAGAGCCGCTGTGCACCGGATCGGGCAGCGGAAGATTGCCCAGGGGCTTATTGGAGGCTACGGTTGTCAGGCCATAAGTATAACGAACGGGAGAACCCATGATAATTCCTTTACGTTGATAGTCAACGCCCGAAGGCGTAAAGGGGTTTGAGGGTGCTGCTGTCTTACGGTCGGATTATATCTCAATAACCCGCTCGTAAAACAGCCCCGACTGCGCGGGGCTGCTTCGTTTGGCTTACGGCCCGTTGGAGCCGAAGATGCCGCGAGGATCGGTACAGCCGACCGACAAACGCATATAGGTTGCAGCCTTTGCGTTCTTGGTGTCGAAATCGTTGTCCTGATCGAACATCGGGCGATCACGCCAGAACAGTGTCATACCGTTCGGGCAGTTCGTGCGGACGAACCAGGCGTGAGGGCTGGTGAAGTAGTGGTTCATCTTGATGCCTTTCGGGAAGGCATTCGTAGCGTTCAACACGTTGATGTTGTTGTTCGCTGTGTTCGATTGAAGCACCGACTTCAGGATGCGGTTGGCATTATACCACTCTTGACGAGAGATATGCAGCGACTCCGGCATGATGTTGATGAGCAGGCCGCGATCATTCTGCGTACCCATGATCTGGATGCACAGGTCTTCGAGGGCAGCTTCCGACAGATCGGCCGGAGGATTCAGCGCATTGCTGTAAGTACCGCCCGAAGCGTTGGTGTGCGCAGTGGAGATCAGAGCTTGACCGTCACCAGTGGTGAAGTAGCTCGACGAGAAGGCGTTGTTGTACAGGAAGGCGCCGACATTCTCAACCGTTTGGTTGATCGAGAAAGCGTTAGCCTTTGCACGACGCATCGAGACTTCTTCGTACAGGTTGTCGCGCAGTTCTTCGTAGGTTACGATGTAGCCCAGCGAATACGCGATATGCGTGTACGTCGAGATAATGCCTTGCAGTTCCGAGTCGTACGACACCGGAGCGCCTTGGCCCTTGACCGGAGCCAGACCGAAGCCGGTTACCTGAACATCCTGCTCGTAAGCCTTGTCCGAATCTTGTACATCGTACAGATCCGTGTACTCAGTTGCGTGCTCATTGTACACCTGACCCCAGATTGCGTGGACACCTGGCCACAGCAGTTTCGGGTGGGTGCTTGTGTTAATTACACCTGCCATGTTACTCTCCCGTTATACGCCAGCCGTACCAGCGGCCAGTTCGTGGTTGTTGATTTTGACCAGCCACTTGGCGTAGGCACCAAATGCGTTTTGCTGGCGACGGACGAGGCCCATCAAGCGGACTTGCAGGGTTGCGCCAGTACCTTCACCGGAGTTGTCAATCTGCCAACCCGATTGGTAGCCGTTGTTAGTACCAGCCAGCAGGTTTGCGTTCAGACCAACTTCGGCAGCGGTCAGGGCAGTGCCCGTACCAACTTCCTGAGCTTCGAACAGGATGTTCGGATCGTCAGCAACCATGACATAGTAGTTTTGCGACTTGGTGGCGGGGATAACGGTGGTGTTCAGGTTGTTCGGGTCGGCCATCAGACCTTCCGAAGTACCGCAACCAACGATAACGCCACGAACAGCATTGCCCGAACCGGCAGTTGCCAGAGTCACGCCTGGAACACCATTGGTGTCTGCCGAGCCACTCGAAGCTACAGGGTCGCCGATTGCAAAGGCGTTTGCGTCAGTGCTTGCAATGAAGTAGAGACGGGCTTGGCCGTTCCACGGAGCGCCGTTCAGATACTGTGTAGGCCACAGACCTTTCGGCTGGTTTACGTTCGCCATTAGGATCTCCTAGATTTGCGAGTGAATAGTTCCGCGACGTTCTTCTTGTGGGCTTCTGGGACATAGCGATTTTCCGTTCCATTCGGATTACTGCCAACGTCCGCACCACCACGAAGGGTTGCCGCGATCTGTTCGTTCCTATCTTCAAGTTTGGCTTGATCTTCTTCCCACCAATCCAGACGAATCTTCATCAGGTACAGGCGGTTTGCTTGGCCGTCCTGACCAACATCTTGGCCAGATACGATACTCACTCGTGTTCCCATGTCTGTGCTGCCGTCTGCACCCGCATTGTCTGCGAGCCCGAAGTTGTTTACTTCGACTTCACCAGGTTCGACAAATTCGTAACCTGCGGCAAGAGCCTGGGAAATTCGGCCGGGATTCCCGTTCATCCAATGTAGATGATAGCCAGGGAGGTCAGGAACCGACAGCTTCTGCTGCGGTAGTGACATCGGAATACGGGTACGCTCGGCTTTGGAATCTTTCACCAGCGAGGGATTGACTTGATTAGTGGCTTGGGTCATGCTTGTTCTCCGAATACCATGTCAGCATAGTACTGACGCCATGCGGCTGTGTCTTTGAAGGCTCGGCCTTCCCCTACAAGCTTCTTGGCCTGACGGTCGCAAGCAGCTTTGGCATCGGCATCGAGGTCATTGTATCCTTTTTTGCCGCCACCGCCACCCGCACCGCCGGAGGGTCGGCTGGAACCTACTTTCGAGGTTGAGGGTGCGCCGCCGCCACTGCGTTCTTCCATCACCGCCAGAACCTTGTCGAAGAACGGACGACCTTGCAAGCCGTCGAACTCGGGGTCAGCCCGTAGTTCTTGGGCAATACCCATAGCTCGCAAAGTTTTCCGGTTGTCTTGGCCGAACCAAGAATTTTCCTTGATCCAAGCTTGAAACTCAGGGTCTAGGTTTGG